CATTCGTACTCTTGGTAAAACATATTGACCTTCATCTAATGTAACATCACATGTTGCAGAAAAATGTTTCCACCTATTACCATTTAATGTAACAGATCCTGAAACTATAAACTCTTTTGTAGTACCTGTATTAGTATCGTAATCAGCTGATGCGAAAGATGCAGCTGTATTCCATATTCCTACCTCACAATCTGTAGTTGAAGATGCACCACCATCATGCAGACCACCACATAATGCTACAATTTTTATTTTATATGGTACATACCAACCTGAATTTATTTCTGATCTATGAACCTGATCTCCTGTTGGATTACCACCATCTGCAGTTGTTGATGTCCAGTTTTTATTCCAAAAGTAATAATTTATACCTTGTGTATTAGGTCCATAAACGCTTGTTGCAAAGTTAGCATCTCCATCAACATTAAATGATGTCCAAAAAGTTTCGATATTATCTGAATATACTTCTCCACTTGCCTCTATTTCACCTGAAGCTGTTACGTTTCCAGTAGCATCTACATTAAAGTTGGTGCTACTCATGATAATAGCTCCGTCAGGATTTCCAGTACCAGCAGTTAATGTTACACTGCTATGGTCTATGTGTTCATTAGCAACAAATCCACTTAAACTATCGTGTACAATCTCACTATCATTTGTTTGAATATCGTTAGCATTTACTGTAATACCTGTACCTGCACCTACTGCAAAACTTCTATTGGTTGTTATGTCGCCACCACCAGTTAAACCATTTCCTGCTGTTAAAGTAACTGCACTATGGTCAATATGCTCATTTGCTACAAAGCCACTAAGATTGTCGTGAACTATCTCTGAATCTACAGTATTAAAAGTAACAGTATTACCTGAACCTACTGTTGCAACACCTGTCCCTCCTGATAAACTTAAACTTTCTGTATCTAAATCTATATTTAATGCACCACCACTATCTGCTGAAAAATCTAAATCTTGTAAATTTAAAGATGTTGTTACTGCATCTACATAGGCTTTTATTGATTGTTGAGTAGCTAAAGATGTAGCACTGTCAGATGTCATATCGTCTTCATCTTTGATTGCTGTTATGCCATCTAATAAGTTTAATTCTGTAGCAGTTGATGAAATAAGTGTGCCATTAATCTTAATAGCTGTAGCATCTAATGTTGCAGTTACAGATACTTCTCCAGTTCCATGTGGATTTAAATGTATATCTCTGTTACCAGCACCAGTGTTTATTTCACTATAAACCGTTAGTATGCCAGATGTTAAAGCTAAATTTTGAGATGAATCTATTGTAAGTGCATTAGAAGAAGCATTGTCATCTATACCTGTAGAAGTAAAGCTAGATATAGTTCCACCATCTATTTTATTACCACTTATTTGATTATCTGCAAGAGTTAATGTACCCCCAGAAACATCTAGCGTTTTACTTGAGCCAACTGTAATATTTGTCCCAGATATGTCTCCACTATCAATATCAACATTGGTCATATTGCCATTATTAAAATTTATGTTTCCTGATGAATCGGCAGTTAATACTTTTGATGCTTCTAATGTGCCTAAAGTAGTAATGTCTAAATAGTTTAATTCTGTAACTGTAGCAGTAATACCATCTAATGTGTTTAATTCTGAGGTTGTAACAGTTAGTCCATCTAATACTTCAAGCTCTGCTTCAGAAATTTCAGCACTACCTATTGTAATTGTCCCAGTAAAAGTTGGACTAGCTATTGGTGCTTTTGCATCTATTTGTGTTTGTATTGCAGATGTAACACCATCAACATAATTTAATTCTGCTGTAGATAAAGTAGCACCATCTAATATATTTAGCTCTGCACCTGTAGCAGTAACTAATGTAGTTCCTAACTTTAATCCTTTAGATGAACCATCGTGTGAATTGACTTGTATAATTTCGCTAGAAGAGTCTATTGTAAATACATCTCCTCCATCACTAGCTTTTCTAATTAATAATGCTTCAGTATCAGTTGCATCAATAACCATTCCTCCTTGAACTTCTTGGTCGTATACATGGGTTGCAGAACCCTCTACAGTTAAATCTCCTTCAATAATTAAATCACCAGTAATCCTACCACCAGCTTCTACGGTTCCTATTTTTTCAATTAATCCTCCTGATAACATATTAAGCCAATACCAATCTGACTGAAGAGTCGGTTCCACCTTTTCTTTGCAACTGCAAATAAACTGAATCTCCCATACCTTGAGGGACTCTTAATATGTATATATCTGAACCACCCAATAAAAACAAACTGTTACTTGCATTTATTGAATCGGATGTTGATGTATTCCAAGCAAAGTATATATCTTTACTTGATTGTAAATATATGTGTGAAAAGTCTTTGCCAACAGAAACATTAGTAGTTGATGTAGATGCTGTTACTGCTGATTGTTGGTCAAATTGTGCTGATGTCTCAGTGTTTAATGCCTCAACAACTGAGTGTTTTACTTCTTTTTTTGCCATCTTGTTGCTCCCAATAGCTTACCGAGCAGGGCTTTCTCATAGCTATCTCGATTTATGTTTTAAAATTGTTCTGAAAACTGTTCCCTTAACTTTGAATCAGAAATTTTATTTGTTAAATATGTTGGTGCAGATATAAGTCTTTTTACATCTCTGCTTGTACATTTGTGACACCTAACTACAGTGTCGGTAGTAATCATTTCTTCAAATTTGTGTTTACAAGAATTGCACCAGTAATCAAATCTTTTCATTATTTTTTTCTCTTTCTAGCTCTTCTTTTAATATCTAAATCGTGTTTTCTAAAACCTCTAAGAGCTAAATTTACTCTTGCCATTGCCCACTGAGCCATTCCTACTGCTGGTCTAGAGCCAGACCACTTTTTTTATCTTTTGGAACTCTTCTTGCCACTCTTCTTTTCTTTTTTTTCTTTACCATTTTCATCACAAAGAACGCATCCATCTTTCATATATATTTTTAACTGTTCTTTTGATGGGTTCTTTTTACCAAATACTGAACCATCTTTTCTTTTTAAATATATCATATTTACTCCTAAAGAATGGGTGGTCAGTAAAAACCAACCACCCAACTATTATCCTATTACGGATTAACGAAGTTTACAACACCAAGTGAAGTAGAACTTGCACCTTTACTCAAAGATGCACCAAAAAGCACATCAGCAACTACAGATGTTGCTAAGTGGTCAATGTCGTACTGTGACTGAACACGAGGTTCCATTTGCATTGCAAAATAGACTGCTTCACGATTAAAAATTGTTGCAGTCTCATCTCCAGTACCACCGTCATCGTCCCAATCCGTACTGACTATAACTGGCATTCCATAGACATCGCCCACTTTTCCTTTAACCTGACCAGCTTCATCACCTCTTTTATCAAAGTGTACAAACTCATCAAGACCTAGTAAGTAAGAATATACTTCAGGGGATGCGTATAAGTAAGTATCGCCATCTGTGTAGTCGAAATTAGCATCTAATAACTTAACCAAACCACTTCTTAGTAAAGATGCAGTTAATTGGTTGTCAGTAGAAAGAGTAGTGTCATTACCTGTAGCAGATTGTAAAATATCAACTGCTAAGTAATTTTCTACTTTTTTAGCTATAGCATAACCCATAGACCTAGTGTACATATTAAAAAGGTCAGCAGATTCTTGAACCATTACAATGTCTTCAATTCTTTTCGCTTCGTAATGATGCTGGTCTACAGATATTGTACACTCGCCATCGGTATTAGCAGAGTAGGTTACAGCAGTATCAGCAGACTTTGCAGTAGCAGTTTCTTCTGTAACTTTTGGAATGTGTAGGGTATCTCCACCCTGAGCGACCAAACTAGAGAAATCAGAAACTTGGTTTCTTAATTGAAAAGTTCTCTCAGCATAGTCTAAAATTGCATTAGACCACAATTCTGGGATAAATTTTGCCCCTGTGGTCGTTGTGACGTTAGCCATTTAAGACTCCTATCTTTTATAAGAATCTAATATACTTGACCAATTCTTGCGTTTTGCTTTTATATCCATACCTCTCCAAGCATCCCTGTCAATTTTTTTATCAACAGTACCCACACTATCAGGTGGATTTGGTTTTACAGATAATTCTTCAACGACATTTAGAAGGTCAGTTGTATTTAAATTCTTAAATTTTTCTTGTTTCTGTTCAGGAAGTTTAGAAAGAGCATCAACTCTAATCTGATTATCTAAAGCATCGTATTTGTCTTTAAATGGTGTTAACACATCAATTTCTTTTTGTAGTGTAGAATTTAATTCTTGCCATTTTTCTTGTTCAACTAACTTTGCTTTTTTAGCTTCCTCTTCTTTTTGCTCAAATGATTGAAGTTTATCACGAAGAACATTTCTTTCTTCTATAACTTCATTTAACCTTGAGCGTGGTATTGCATTGTTTGATTCGGGTTTTGTCCCTTCTTCCGTTTTTACGTCTGTTTCGACTGCTTCTACTGTCTTTTCTTCTGACATTTTGACCTCTTTAGTGAGTTAAAGATACGCAAGTATTACCTTGCATTAGAAATATAATATAATATATATTGTAAATAAGTATAATGCAAGAACAAAAATACGACTTTAAAAGAAAGTGGTTTAAATATCTTGGCTACGAACCCCATAATGGGCAATTAGCGTTACATTACCCTAAAAAAGAAAATGCCAGATTTCATGTTATGGTTTGTGGTAGAAGGTTTGGTAAGACTTGGGCTAGTGCGATGGAAGCTACTTATATGGCATCTCAACCAAATAAAAGAATTTGGGTGGTTGGAATGTCGTATAAAAAAGCTAGATTAATATTTCGTGAGATATGGCAAAGAATGGTGGTAGGGCATAGCGATGATGTTGAAAAAGCATCTGAAAAAGATATGTATATTCGTTTTAAGTGGGGGACTACTGTTGAAGGAATGTCAGCAGATAATCCTGATTCATTGGTCGGTGAAGGCTTAGATTTTTTAGTTATTGACGAAGTAGCTAAAATGAATAAAAAAATATGGGATATGTATTTATCCCCAACTGTAGCTGGAAGAAAGGGTAAAGTAATTTTTATAACAACCCCAGAAGGAAGAAATTGGATATATGATTTATACAAACTTGGCAATAGTGATGATTTATGGGAAAGCCATTCTGCCCCATCTTGGATTAATCAGTATGAGTTTCCTTTAGGCGTGGAAGACCCAGCAATAATAGAGCGTAAGCGAAATATGTCTAAAGAACTTTTTGGGCAAGAGTTTGGTGCAGAATTTTCAATCTTTCAAGGAAAAGTATGGGATTTTGACAGAGATGAAGATGTGGGTGATTTTCCTTATAACCCTAATTTACCTACATATTGCTCAATAGACTTTGGATATAGGCAACCAGCAGTCTTATTTATACAGACTCAATGGAAAGACAACGTAGAGCATATCAGAATATTTGATTCTATCTTGCATAAAGAAAATATTAAAACTGAAGATTTAATTAAGATGATTAAAATTAAAGGATACCCAATAACTTCTTATTATGGCGACCCTGCTGGTTCAAATGTGCAAGGTCAATCAGGTGCAGGAGATATGGAGATTTTTAGAAGAAGCGGTATACGAATATTATCTATGAGAGATAAATTAAGCAGGAATATAGTATCTAGCGTAGCTTATGCTAGAGGATTTTTTTGCAGTGCAGATGGTATAAGGAGAGTTCATGTAGACAGCAAGTGTAAAGAAATAATAGAAGATTTTGAAGAGTATAGATACCCTGAAAATCAAGAAGGCAAACCAATTAAAGAAGAACCGATTAAAGATGGCTACCATGACCACGGAAACGATGCTTTTAGATATTTTATTACAAATCGGTTTCCAATGAAAAATAAAACAATGAAAAGGATACAACGATGATTGAGCAAATAATTAGAGATAAGATAACAGAGGTTAAGTTATTAAATTCTCAATTAAGGAGAGATGAAATAAGAAAATATTTAGATTATTACTCAGGTACTTCTTTAGAAGAATATATAAAACAATATTTTTCTGGAGATGCGTTTTCTGAAATACCACCATCAATTACTAATTTTACTAGAAAATTTATTAATAAGATTAGTCGTATTTACACTTTAGGTGCTAAAAGAACAACAGGCAATCAAACAGAGCTTTACAATTCCCTTACTCCTACAAAAGATGTAAGAATGAAGCATTCTGAGAGAATGACTAGGCTTATTGGGACTATTGCTAATAGAGTATTTTGGAAAGATGATAGATTTGAATATAGACCTATATACTACTTTGAATCTTATTTTGGTGCAGACCCATTTACTCCAGAAGCAATCATTTACCCTTTGTTAAATAAATCAGCAGATTTATCAGATACAACAGAACTACAATGGAATTATTGGGATAGCGAGAAATATGCAATAATGACAGAAGATGGTAAAGTTGTAAGTGAAGAAGAAAATGTTTATGGGATATTGCCTTTTGTATTTACTCATCGTGAAGACCAAATGGATTCTTTTTTTGTAGAGGGGGCTAGTGATATTGTAAATTGCAATGAGCAAGTTAACATTGGCTTAACAGAAATGAACTTAGGCATGAGGTTTAATATGTTTGGTCAGCCTTGGGTTAATGGATTAAGTAGCGACAATCATCTTATGAGGATGGGGTCTAACAGCATTCTTGATATGGGTGATGAAGGTACCTACAATGTTACGTCTCCTAGTGGAAATGTTGCTGATGCCATAAATAATATTAAATTTCAAATAGAGCTAGTTGCTTCTAATAATCATTTATGGATGCAATGGGCTGAGTCAGGTGGTGAAGTACCATCTGGTATATCGCTGATGATTAAAGATTTAGAAAGAAAAGAAGATTATTATGACGATATAGCATTGTGGAGAATGTACGAAAAAGATTTTTATAGCGTTGAAAGAGTAATTGCTGGTTATAACAACATAAATCTTCCAGAAGAATTTGGTATTGATTTTGAAGAAGTAGAGTACCCAACTACAATACAAGACCAAATACTAAAAGATGAATTTGATTTAAACCAAAATTTAACTACTAGAGCTAAAATAATGGTTAGAGATAATAAAGATTTGACCATTGAACAAGCACAGGAGATTATTAATGGCAACAGACAAGCAAACGAACAAGAGTCGCAACAATCAATTTTTGCTCAATTCAATCAGGAAGCTGGACAAAATCAATGATATTGAAGTTGAAGTAAAAGGCAATATAGAAGAAATAATTAAAGACCCTGCAAGTTGGGCAGAAAAACAAGCAGAAAAATTTGTTATTGAAAATCAAGATAAATACTTTGAAGCTAAAAAATTAGGAGAGGAATTTTGGAATGGTATCAGAGATAAAAGTTAATTTTGATTTTAGCAAACTAGAAAAAGATTTACCTAACATAATAAAAGAATATCTTAATGATGAGTTTGCAGGTGAGGTTGTTAAAGCATCTAAGGAAAAAATAATTAAAGGACAAGTAGAGCCTTCATTAGCAGAGTCAACAATAGAAATAAGAAGACGTAGAGGTACTGGAGGTAGTAGACCTTTGTATGAAACTGGTGCATTGCATGACAGTTTAGCTAAATCAAAAGATGGAATAGAGGTAAAAGGTTACGGTGGTCAACATTTAAAAGGATATGTAACTTCTAGTAACTCTATGATTAAAAGTAAAAATGTACCTGCTAGAAATTTTATAGCAATCCCAGAAGTATCTCATAAAAGGCTAATTAAAAGAATGAAAGACTCTATGAAACTACAATCCCCTGTTGTATTAAAACCGTAAGGATTAGTATATTATGGCAGAACAAGGAAACTTAGATGACAAAGATAGAGAAATACTTTTGTGGGTTGCTCTCGGATTATCTTTCGATGTCCGAATCTTCTCAGAAAGACTTAATCAAGAAATTGCAAGGCTTAGAAGAGCTGGTGTTAATGAACAATCAATTGTTGGGGTTCTTAGTACAGACCTTAGCAGTCAAGGTAGAATCTTCGGAGAGTTCAGAAATTCCATTAAGCGAGGAATTATTGGAGGAATTAATCAAGCATTCCGTAGAGCAGGAAATATGGGGCAAAAGTTAAGATGGGTAGCAGTTTCAAAAAATATTTGTCCAGATTGCAAAGAAAGAGCAGGTCAAGTAGATTCATGGGAAGGCTGGGAAGCTAGAGGAATGCCATCATCAGGTTGGAGTTTATGTAAAGAATACTGTTACTGCCAATTAATACCTGAAGATATTGAGACAGATGACATAATAAAAATATGAAGGACTATCAGCAGATTAGATATGTCTGCAATAATTGCAGTTGGGAATGGGAAACTTTATCTATTATTATAGAAAATGATTGTGAAGAATGTCCTAATTGTGGTTCTTTTGACACAAGAGAATCAGCAATAGCCCCAGAAGTAAACTTTGTACATTTTACCGAGTTCGATTTAAATTAATTTCTATCGCTCATAAAGAGGATAGTTTAACTTGCATAAATAGGAGTTATTATGAAAATAACAAAAGTACCTATTCATCTTAATCGAGATGAATTTTTAACACCCTTTGACACAATGTTTGATAAAATTGTGCAAAATCAATTCCCAAACTTTCAAAAAGAGTTTGGCGTATCATTTAAAAAGGGTTCTTTCCCAAAAGTAGATGTTGTTGATTACGATGATTCAGTCGTTATAGTTGCCGAAATACCATCTATGACAAAAGAGCGTTTAAAGATTGACGTAGAAGATGGCATACTTACAATAAGTGGTGATAAACACCAGTTAGAAGATGAAGATGCTCGTTACATTATAAAAGAGCTAAAGCATTCTGCGTTTAGACGTTCATTTGAATTAGGAGATAATCTATCTACCGATATATCTGCCAGTTTTGAAGATGGTGTATTAAGGATTGAAATACCTAAGAAAGAACAAACAGAGACAATAAAGAAGCGAATTGATATAGCATAGTGAATATTTTACGAACTATAGTTAGTTATCTATATAAATATATATTTATATATATAGTTAGTCATATTCAGACATGGTTTTGGCAAATTCGTAAATATTACCGAGGGAGAGGGGTAGAAAAATACTCTACCCCCACCCAATCTACAGGTATAGGGGGGTATAAGGGGGTATACTTGAAAATCATGCTTGGTTTAATAGTTCCTGCTCTGCTTTTACAACTTTATCTTGCCATGTTTGTAGTTGCAGTTTTGTTTTTCTACCTCTGGGCAATATATCCACTCCTGCTTTCATAGCTCTTCTTCTCCACTTTGAAGCCTCACTACGTTTTTGCAAAGCATCTTTTTTCTTTTTTATCTCTCTTAATTCTTGAGACTTTGTTTTTGGTTTTTTCTTTTTTTCTACAATCGGTCTTTCTGGCATGACGGTAAATTCTGCTTCTTCAATGTTATCTTTTACTGGTTTACCATCTTTATTTAAAAACTTTTCAAAAGGACTTTGATAATTGTTTACCTCTACCCTTTTAATTAATTTACCTGAATGTTCTAATACCAATCTACCAGCTTGTACATTACCTGCTTCAGCTTCTCGTATCATAGCATTTAATATAGATGGCAACTTACTACCAAACGATACCATATATTTTTGATAAAATACTTCTACAAACTCTGGGTCACGCAACCATAAATGTATAGTATTCTTAGTTACCCCAGCTTCTTCTGCTACCTCTTTTATATTAGCACTGGGATTGACTGTCATATATTCAACTGCTCTTATTTTAGAGCTTTTCCAGTTCTCTGGTAAATTAACACTCATAATGTATTCTCCATAATAATATCCAATATATAGGACTTTAAGACTTTAATACAATAAACAATATCCATTTATCTACCTGTAACATTCTGCCTGAATCCATAATAGGCAGAATTACTACTATAGAGTATAACAAGACTTTGTTTTAAAATTTTTTTTAAAATTAGGGTATAGGTGTTTATATTAAGCATTTTATGAGGAACGTAGGTTGCCACAACAACTAAAAAAGCCATCCCCCCTACTGCTATTGAGACTCAATATCAATAACACTTAATGAGAATGAATCTCAATATCATTTACACACTGTTGCTAATGAGACTTAATCTCAATAAGGGGCAAGGGTCGAGAAGTTACACAAAATAAACTAAATTGACAAATAAAATTTAAAAAAAAGCACAAAAAAAAATAAAGTCCTTGCATATTTCAAAAACCTTTTAAAGGTACCTGATTAAGCTGTTATGGGTAGTAATGTACATAATGGATAGTTAGTATTAAAAAATGATTTTATTGGATTGTGTGGGCTGTTTTGGGCTTTTCCCCTCGGTGAAATGATGCCAGTTTTAAAAGATAATTAAAAAAATTAAAAAAAGTGTTTGCAGTATTGATTTAATTGATTAACTTCTAACATAACATAAATTAAAAAGAGGTTAAATAATGAAATTAAATAAAATATTAATATACTTATCAATTTTCTTCATCCCATTTGTAGTTGGTTTTTCCGTTGCCTGTTTAATTCTTTTTATGGGGGTTAGATAATGAAATACGCTGTAAAAAAATTAGTAAATCATAAGGGTTTTGCAACCCATGTATATGACCAAGAAATTCAAGAATGTTACTGGCAGTTTGTTGCAATGGTAAATTTTGAGCCTATTATTCTTAGAAAGTGGCTAGACTTTTATCATAAAAATGATTATAAATTATTCATTAAGACATTAGAAGTTTTTTTAACTGATGGCGAAATTAAAGACTTGGGATTACATGAAAAATTTGAAATTGACATTGAAATGTTTGAGGAAACGGTGTCAACAGAAAACCGAGAGCAGGAGTGGATAAATTTTATTATCTATGGTGATAATGGATTAATCAATATTAAATTTGATAAAACATATAATAGAATTAATACAATGGAAGATTTAAAAAAACAAGCAATAAAGGAGTTTTAATCATGACGATTTATGAAATAAAAAGAAGAACAAAAGAAACAAGCCCTTATTTTTTTAGTCGAGATACGCTAAGATTTTTTGGACAACGTATGGAAGATTTTAAAGTAAAAAAAATAAATAATGATTGTTACCACATCAACGCCCCTATGTATGATTTTAATGGAAAATATATGGGTGATACTAATAGATTTTTTTATCCATCAATAAACAAATTATCTTTAGTAAAGATAGATTTAAATAAAAGGAGTAATTAAAATGAATAATCAAAACGTAGTAAAAAACTGGCTACAAGGTAAAAAGGGCAAGTCTCAAAATATGGATACAGACGGCTTAAGCCTGTTTTCTTATAATATGAAAATCGGACAAACATTGACAATAGAAAAAAATGATGTTTACAGCGAAATAAAAATTAAACAGGTTTTAGATGTAACGGCACCTAATTTCTACAGTCAAACAACTTCAACACATGTTAATTTAGCTAAAATGGAAGGGGCAAAAAGGGTTCAAGGAATGCCAAATTTAAAAAAGCATTTAAGAGCATTAACTAATGATAGGACAGCTATTATTAAAATTGATAGAGATAAATTTGCAATCCTTAGTGTTGAAACCCCTAAAAAAGTCAAATATGGATTAAGCACGAAAGAAAACAATGAATGGTTCGTATTTCCTAGCTAACCCCTAAATAAAACAAAAGCAATTAAGCCCCCTTAACAGGGGGTTTTTTTGTGCCTTAAATCGCTCAAATTTACCCCTTAAAAGCGATTTCTTTTATTGATTGGATACTAACCCTAATTAAATAAAATCTATTGATTATGGGCAAAATAGACCCCTTAAAAAAGATAATTACAGAATCTAACAAAGTTTAAATCTTGATTCACTAATTGAGAATGAGTCTCATTAACAATAAAAAAATACTTGCTTTTTAAATAAAAAATTATTATGTGTTATATTGTTAGTTATATTTTTGAAAAAAGTTTAAAAAAATACTTGACTTATATTTTTCGCCTGTTATAATTTCAAAAAACAAAAAGGAGTTTATATCATGAGAATTAATTTAGAAAATGTTAAAGTTGTCAAAGAAATTGATGACTTGGAATTAGGAGATAAAAAATACGACTTATATAATAATATTAGCAGGATAAGGAAGGTTAAAACGAGTGATTGCGAGATTACAGGATGGAAGCATTGTTTAGAAGGGAATGAAGAACAGGAAAGTAAATTTACTAAAAAGCAGTTAAAAGAATCTATTGTAGATGAAATTATATTTGAGGGTTATTTATATAATGCCAATACTGATTATAGGGCTTATTTCTTTAAAGGTGCTATAAAAAAATATGAAGTATATTTAGACGTTGGTTTTAAGGAAAATGATAGATGGGATAAAAAATACCATATAAGCACTGAGAGTCAAAATAGATATAATACAAGTAAGATTCGTATTAACACATGGAGTCAAACAGAACTTAGCACTCCATCATTTAGGATAGATGATTTAAATGTACTTAAAAAATATTCTCAGCTTGTAAATATATTGCCTTATTTTATAGGGTTGGTTGAATACTGGAAATCAAGTGTAGTAGTTGCAGATTGTGAATTTATATCTGAATATGAAAAAGAAAACAAAAAGGAGAAATAAAATGAAAAGCGTAGAAGTAATATTTAGAAAATGGAATGATGGCTCGATAATGGCTTTATTCCCTCACTATGTTGAAAATTATGACGGATGTGTACTTTCCTATGAACGAATAGGGCAACACAGCCTAGCAAGTTATAAACATTGTATCCGTAGTACAAAACTTGCTAAAAAAGAGGAATACGAACCTTTAAAAAAAGAGCTTGAATTTATAGGTTATAAATTAAATATTATAAAAAGACAAAATTATAATAAATTTATATTAAGTTTAAATAAATTAATTAAAAGGAGTTAACAAATGAAAAGAGAAACTAGAAAAGCGTTGCTGGATTTAATGATTTTAACCGATGAGTATGACTTATTAAGAGATGATGACGAAAATCCAAAAGATTATAAAGATAGAAAAAAACAGGCGTATTATGAGTTAATGTCATTCATAAAAAAACATGGAGATAAATAATGAATAATAAAGAAAAAACTTGTGAACAATTAATAGATAGTAGATTAAAAGACAGAGCCAACGATATTAGAAAGTATATGGAGGTTGAAGACATCTGGGAAGATGCAGTAGAAGATTTGGGATTGTTTAACGATTACGGACTATGCTTTGATTATGTAGAGAAGGACACATTTGACAATCAAGACGAAGGGTACTTTAGGTATCAACTTTCGTGGGGTGGTCCAAGTGATGAAATAAACTTTTATCGTGATGGACGGATAGAGTATAGATACAAAGATTGGTTTGATGGTGCAGTTCGAGAGCTAGATACCACCGAGGATTGGGTGCAATGGCTAGAGGAAATGTTATTCTATGGAGAAAAAGAACGAGCGTTTCAAAGAGAAATAGAAAAAGAAGGGGCAGAGGTGTAACGATGGAATTTTTATTATTACCAATCCCTGCTATGTTTCTTTATATATTGAAACTTAAAACTGATTTGAACATAGCCAAGCATAATTTAAAAGAGTGGCGAGATTTAGCTATAAAACATCATAACAGATTAAGAAAGGTAGGTATATTCTAATGGTAGATACGCATAATATAAATAGTGCTTTATTAACTGCCCTCAATAAAATGGGGGTAGGGGAAATAAAGACAGTCAAACTAAGAACATCTGAAGATATGAGTACAATTCAATTTGAGGATGGCATTGGTCGTATTGTTAAGATTTCTGTATTGATTTATGAAAGTGAGATGGAGTAATGAATAAATATGAAAAAATAGCGAAATGGGTATACAATGAGTGCGACACGCCAATTGATGAAATAACTTGGTTACTTGAAAAGCTATATAATAACACAACCGAGATTCCAGATTTAGATTTTAACGAAGCCTATGGAGATGTATTAGAAATGATGAATCAAGATAATAAAAAGGAAAAGTAATGGAAAAAAGTAAATGCTGTGATGCAAAAATTATTTTAACTGATATATGTTCTATGTGTAAAGAGCATTGTGATAAATTGGTATGATGGAGTCATTAAAACATTTAATGGGTTTATGTGGCGAAAATCATGGGCTGTTATATATGTTCTTTGTCTTTGGTGCGTTTATATTTACAGCAATAAAATTTATTTTGTACACAATAAAATGGTGGATACAAGATAATATATTTTAAACACTTGAATTTTAGGCTTGTATAGTTTATATTTGCCTATGGAAAAAAAAGATTATACTAATGCTCAAAAGAATTGTGCTAACTATTGCTCTGGTTATATTTGCTCTGGGATTATGATTGGAGAGTATCTACAGCAATGGGTAGATTTAGATTTAGCAAATAAGATTTGCAGATTAAAAGAAGGAAAAACTTGCGAGTATTATGATAAGATTGTCAAACCTATTTCGTGAATGGACTAAGGGGTGGTTTACCTCCTTTCTCCACCCCCCATTCCAAAAGGAGATTTTATGACTTATATTGGTTATATTCCAAAGCCGATTAGACATAATGTAGACTTATCGCCAAGAGATAAGCTCTTGTATTGTGAAATTACTGCATCATTAGACGATAATGGCATTTGTACAAAGAATAACATTTATTTTGCTAAGGTTACTGGCTGTACAAAGTCAACTATATCAGCATCAATGACCAAATTAAGAGAACTTAATTATATTGATGTTATAATTGAAAAAGACAAAAAAACGCAAAAATTCAAGAAAAGATATATAATATTAAAAGCCATGTCCAATTTTCAAGGTGGGGGTAATTCAGAAATTACAAAAACCATGTCTGATTCTCAAGGTGGGGTAAGCACTGATAGTAATTATATCTCAGAGAATAAAAATGGTATTGCCAAGTCTGATATAGACGATTCTATTATTATAAATAATAATATTAGATATATATATTCTAATAAGAAAGATAGCGTAGATTTGAACCCTAATATGAATAATGAGCAGAAAAAATATTTAAAGAGCATTGTTTATAATTTCTATGACGAGAAACATAAACAGCAACCTAAACATATTAAAAGCGATTGGTACAAAGATGAGTCTTTGGTAAATGGCTCTGTTAATACATTGTATGATTTAATTGTAACTGATGGATGGGATGAGAAGGAAGTTAAGAATGTTATAAATTGGACTTTGAAAGATGATTTTTGGGCAGTAAATTTAATTAGTTTAAGAACACTTAGGAATAAGTCTACAAATGGATTTACAAAATTTGCCAATATACAATTAAGATATGATAGCTAATGAATGTAAGTGAATCAAAAGGGGGTTTTTATAACCCCAATACCAGAAATATGATAAGAAGGGGTGAGTATTCACCAAGCTCAGAGATAAGTGTTAACAGGCATGAATCTACAATTATGTCAATAGCTAGAAAAAGATATATAAGTTATTTTGAATCTTTGATTTACTACTTCGATGAAGATTGGTTTGACTTGAAGAGTGATTTATATACTGGCACAAAAAGACAAACATCTAGCAAAGTTAAGATGTTAAATCAGCCTAAAAGATGCGATAAGTGTAAAAGGGAATGGGCTATTGATACAACTGGCAGTTATTATTTAGATGGCTTTAAAGGTATATACATGGAAAAAGAAACCTGTGAGGAATGCAATGACCTTTGAAGATGCAGGTATATTTTTAAAAAAATCATCAGGTCAGGAAAAGACTAAATGCCCTGAATGTTCTTACAATCGTAGAAAAACATCTGACCCTTGTTTAAGTGTCAACATTGACGAAGGTATCTGGAAGTGCCATCATTGTGGGTGGAAGGGTTCACTTAAAAAGAAACAAGATGTTTATATACCACCGCCACCGATTGTAAAGCCAGACCCACCAAAAACAGATATTCCACAAAATGTGTATGAGTGGTTTAATGATAGAGGTATATCCAATGGGGTTGTAGAAGATGCAAAAATAGGTTATGATAACAGATGGATACATTTCCCCTTTTATAAGAATGAAGAAGTTGTTAATATTAAGTCAAGGACTGCTGATAAGAAGTTTAGACAATCTAAAAATGCCGAGAAGTGTTTTTACAGATTTGATTATATGGCAGGAATGGAGACAATTATAATTACAGAAGGAGAAATGGATGCTTTAAGTTTAGTCGAGTGTGGCTATAATAATGCTGTTAGTGTCCCTGATGGTGCGATTGCACCTGACTCTGAACCTACTGATAGAAAGTTCAGTTATTTGTTATCTGCTGAAGAACATTTAATGAATGCTACAACTATAATACTGGCAATGGATAACGACCCATCTGGAAATGCAATGCGTAATGAATTATCCAGAAGAATAGGTAGGGAGAAATGTTATAAGGTTAATTATCCTGATGGTTGCAAAGACCTCAATGAGGTATTAATAAGTTATGGTAAAGATAAGGTTATCGAGATTATAACTGATGCTCACCCATATCCTATTGATGGCGTTGTACTTATAAATGATGTGATGGAAGATGCTATTGATTTATTAAAGACTCCAGATGCAAAAGGGCTTTCTACTGGATGGGGGTGCTTAGATGATTATTATAGAATATCTCCATCAGAAGTTAGCATTGTAACTGGTGTCCCCAATATGGGAAAGTCGGAATGGATGGATGCTTTGATGACCAATCTTATACAAGAGCATGGATGGAAGTTTGGAGTATTTAGTGCAGAGAATTTCCCAGTAAAACATCACTTGCTTAAATTGGTTGGCAAATTTACATCACAACCTTTTTGGGGTGAAGATAGAGTCAATGAAGATACTGCAAGAAATGCCATGAACATACTAAATGACCATATAAAATTTATAGGAACTCAAGAAGATAGTGTTACAATGGAAAGTATATTAGACCAAGCAAGAATACTTAATTTTAGGTATGGATTGAATGGTCTGGTGATAGACCCTTGGAATACTGTTGAGCATAAATTTAGAACTAATGAAAATGAAACAAATTATGTGTCTAGAATACTGGCTAGTTTAAATACATTTGCAAAAGTACATGAGATACATATTTGGGTAGTTGCACATCCAAGAAAAATGGAGAACGATAATAACAGAAAACCAGTCGTTCCTACCCCATACGATATATCAGGCAGTGCTAATTTCTATAACAAAGCTGACAACTGTATAACTGTTCATAGACATAGAAGTGAAGACGATGATTATGTTGGAATCCATGTTCAAAAGGTAAGGTTCCAATATAAGAATGGTAGAACAGGTACAGGTAAGTTAAGCTACAGCGTAAGGAGTGGTACTTATTATGAATATTTCGGAGAACCTAAAAAAAATCTTTTTGGATAGAATAAAGGCTATGCCATACAAAGTACAAGGCAACCATAGAATAAGAAGAATGAATAAAAGATTATATAAAGAGTTTGATAAAACATGGGTAAAACTAGAGAAGGGAGAAGCAACTATGGAAGAGTGGACAAAAGCACTTAATAAATGGTTGCAATCGGAGTTAATATGAAGTGTCAA